CAACTTCAAGGCGGTCAGTCTTACCGCTAGCCTCTAAAGCATTAATCTTTTCGGGTACGTTTTCTTCACCAAACTTGCTAATAATCTGTGAAGGTGTCCACATTAAACGACGGTAAAATGTAGCAATACCGCCTTTGTGGTCTTCCTCAAAGTAAGCCTCTTTAATCGGTACGGCTGAGAATGTTAGCTCAATGTTTTCACCTGTTAGCTCATCACCTGTGAACTCCTCTAATACAACCGAAGTACCGTAGCTAACCAAATCGGTATAACACTCGCCTACTTCCAAGTTGAAGTTTGATTCTTGCAAGGCGTTGTATATTCTGTCTGCGGTATCGTCTAACCATTCCTTTGCTTCCTGTGTTTGGTTTAGTTGATCAACTCTGAATTGTAAATCAAACCATCTAAAAGCAGGTGACGTTATAGAGCCATGAATACTAGCTGATAATGTTTGACAAGCGTTAACGGCTGTACTGTCGAATATCTCACGTTTACGCCAGTTCTGTTCATGCTCACTTGATTGGTCTTCAAAGAATTGACCACGATACGGCGTGATATACTTTTCTATTGTTTGCCAAGTGGAATCTATAGTCTTTCGCTCGGCAGTTAAACTATCAAGTCGTTTAATTATATCTTCGTTTTTCATCCGTATGCCCTTTTAACTTTAATGTTATTGACTGCTCTGTTACCGATAGCAGTGGTTAAGTTCTTACGCCATGCAATACTCAAATATCTAAAGCTATCGGCAATATCACTAGCCCAATCATGTAGCGGGTTATCTTTAAAGCGCTGTAACTTCTCGTCATACTCTTTACGATAGCCTTGTAATCCGTCTACTAACTTACTTGTTTTGTTCTTATCAAACTTAGCAACACGTATCATACCACGTGATGCATTAATGCCATCTTCACGCGATAGGTTAGGGCAAATCTCAACGTAAAAGCCTAGCTCTGCTGCTTGGTCTGCTTTACTCTTACCGCTAAATTGTTCACGGTTAGCACCATCATGCGGCCACCAGTGCTCATCATAATCATACGGCAATTGTCTAAGTGTTTTTATCCACTCTGATATTGATATGTTACGCCCAACAAGAAAATCAATTATTACTGGATTACCATCATCGCCATGTTGAGTAAATATAATAGATGTCTGGTCATTAATACCAATATCCCAAAACGTTTGAACTCGTTTAAGTGGGTCATGCGGGTATTGTCCAAACCTATCAGACTTTTGTAAGTCACGTAATTCTGCTGTGTAATAAGCGCCCTCCATACCACCTTCCCACGAACAATAATACTCTTGTTGTATCTTTTCCTCTGCCATACCCATTTCGCGCTCCTCTTCGATATGCTCAGGACGTATGACCGGCGAACCATCAGGTCGCTTTGTATCTTCTATCGTTAAGGTCTGTGCAAACCAGGTATCCATTTTGTGAGCAGCATCAAATAACTTTTTGCCATGGTTGTTGCCCCGTGGCGTATAAATGAAAAAAGCCCATCCGTCATTTTCATTCAGAATAGGGGATACATAATCCCATGCTAACGGATTGGCAATAGAATACTCACTAAATATAATACCGATAGGGTTAGAGCCAACCAAACTATCAAAATTATCAGAACCAACAACTTGATAAATCGAACCATTGTGCATCTCAATTGACATGTCGGATTCGTTTTTCTTCTTACGCATCCATTCAGGAAAAGCTTGGTCAATCATGCGGCGACCGTCCTTGTCAATTCCCTTCCATATAACCTTACGACCTTGCGCCTGTGTTGGTAACATATGCCAGATAGTACCAACCCTTAATTGACTAGCCACTGCTGCAAAGTTTAAACACGTTGAATCTTTTCCTATCTAGTCCCCCTCAGTAATTAAACCAAGGGGGCTAGACTCCTCCCCTCCGATGCCAGACACCAACGCCTCGCTTGCGGTCGAGTCCACCTTTTAACATATACTCTAGCATGGGCTCTTGATATTCCCTGGCCTTCCAATCGTTAGGGATGTTATGCTTCATAATTATTGCCTTTTCTTCTGTTGTCTTCGACTGTAAGGTATTGTAAGTTTCTCGGCGTATGTAGCCCGCTAACAATCTTACCTTGTAGAGGTATTATATGGTCCACCTCATGGCCTTTGGGGCAGTTATCATATATTAACTTAATAAGCTTTCTATCAAAATCAGAAATATTCATTGACCTTTTTAATTTAGCGACACGACCCCTAGCAGTCTTGGCCCTCTGCTTACCTTTGTTATTCTTAGCCCAATCGCTACATCTTTTAAGTATTTTTTCTTTATTTTCTCGGTAATAATTAGCCTTGCGAATAGATATTGCTTTGGAATTCTCAGCCTCATAATTAATTTTTCTAGCTTTTTCCTTTGACTTGTTATTCTCTCTGTATCGCTTCTCCCTAGCTCTTACGTTATCAATATTGGCAAGAGTCCACTCTTTAGACTTTAACGATAAGTGCTCAGCATTGGCCTTATTATACGCTTTCTGCCTAATACTTATACAAGCCTTGCATTGATTTCTATTACTACGAAACAGTGATTCATGTTTAACAAGCATACAAGTTGAGCAAGTCTTATGACTCATCAGGTTTAATCCCTAAAGCTTCATGGTCAATATGTATATTAATATCTTGTACGGTGTCGTTTTCAACTTTCTCACGCCACTGCTCAGGTCTTCGGTTCTTTAACCAGAATATTGCTGCTGTATTATCTTGTATGCGCTTAGTAGTAACAGTGCGCTTCATTCCTTGCTCGCTCTGCTCTTCCTTTACTTCGTCATACTCATAACCAATAGCTCTGTCATATAAAGCCATCTCTACTTTATCGTCAGAAAACACCTTGCCAGCGTTTAAGGACTCCGAAAAACTTGGGTGCTGTTTCTTCCATAAGTGCAAAGTAGACTCGGCAACATTAAAGAAATCAGCGAGTTGCACATCAGTAGCGCCAAGCTTGCATAATTTAGCCGCTTGCTCGTCATATTCTTTTTTGTATTTTGTCGGCCTGCCATTTTCTTTTGCCATAATTACCTCAGCGTAATTAAGTAAATTCGTTTGTGTACGCGTCAGTAAAAGCACCTTCAACTGGTGGTGCATCACTGTAAAAGTCGTTTAGCATATCATTTAAAGCACCTGTATAACCAAGGCTTTCAAGGTACGAAAACATACTGTCGTTATAAGTCCCATATGGGAAGCCTTCCAACTCTAGAAATTGTTTCCAGCAATCCATTAAACTATTAGCGGTTGCCCCGTTGCCTTGAAGCCAAGATAGTTCCATATCATTCAATGAAGCTGGTGTTACGCCCGCATCTAGATAAAAGTTGTATTTCTTATCATTTAAACTCATGGCTTAACCCCTAACAATACGACTAATGATGTTATTATCACGCCGCCAACAATAATTAAAAGCTTGCCTCGTGTTTCTTGCCAGTCTTTAGCTCTTGCTAATATCGGCTTGGCATACTCTTGAAATTCTCTAGTTTCTTTTTTGAATTGATCGTTGTGCCTACTTTCTACGTCGGATTTTGCTACATGTTGATAAAACATCGTTATAGCCTCAGCCATTTTATCAATTGATTGTTGCATATGAATAAGAGCTTTTTCAGTATTTTCCTCACTCCGCTTTATAGCAACCGCTAGTTGTTCTATTTCTGTCATATGTTACTGCTCGTTTTTTCTGCACTTGCATTTTATTTTATCATATGATTGCAAAATTAGCACTACTGACTGAGACACGCACAAAAGCACCAAGCATATTCCTGATAAAGTTACCAATTCTTCTGTATGGTATAAGCGCAGCAATAAGGAGAAAATGAGAACACAAAGCAAGTATTTCGATATTACTGTAAATAATTGTCTCAGTCTCTCCATAAAACCCATTAACCCCGTAGTGATATGCATCGTAAGCAAGCGTAATTGACAGCAATAACATATTAACACAAGCGAATATTACAGCCCTATTACAAGGCATTACAAAAACCACGTAGCTATAAATGGCAAATGTTAATAGGTATAACTCAGCCTCACTCAATGGGTCAAACAAGCTTGCTTCAAATAACATGCAGCTCATAAAAAAAGCCGCTAAATAAGCAGCCTTTCTATTCATTAAAGATACAATAGTGTAAGCAACAAAAAGAGCAACTGTTTTATGCTGTGTCGCTGTTAGGTTTAGGTTTGCGTCGCTGTGTCCTAGTATTGGTATCTGCCCCAGTATTAGCGTTAATTTTGTACTCGCTTGACTTATCACCAGCTCCTTGTGTTGTATTGCCTGTACTATTGCGTTTTCGTTTATTAAGTGAGACCATTCTAAAATACTCATTGTTGTTTAAAGTCCTTGTATATTAACACTATTATTTAAGTGTAACAATATAGTTACTTACCTTTACCTTTTATGTAATTGTATATACCACCTGGCGCAAAACAGGCACCAAGAGCTATAGGGTCGGTAACACCACTATGTACCATGTATGCACACAGCGCATAACTAATCCATGTACCTATAGGTCTGGTCATTTTGTGAAGCGCATCAACCCACGGCACTGTTTTAGTTTGCAACTCTAATGTGTAACGCTCTTGCTTTAGCTTTTCAATGTTGCCGTTAATCTCGTTACGCTTGTCAGGGTCTTCAATTGCCTCTGATATTAAGTCTGTTGTTTTGTCAAATAGCCCGAACCAACTCATGATTTACACTCCAATATAATCCTGTTTTTCTCTATTTCACAATTAGCCCGCTCATGCTCTCTTGCGTGTTGTGAGAATGAACGACAATCTTCTATGCTTGTTGCGCTTACGGGTAAATCTGCACTTTCTTTAGTGGCAAAGTGAGCACCACCGCCACTAATAGCGGCACTAACCGCAGCAACTAAAATCATATTAGGCGGCTTTTGTTCGTCACTCATTGTTAATCTCTAATTTCAAAATGGGGTAAGTCGGTAAAGCTTTTAAAAAGCCCACCCCATTTAACCACATAACCAATCATACCAGCAGCCTGTAAAATAGCAGCAGCAACTTGTGTTAAATGACATCTATCCCAGCTAGCTTTACCATCAACATACGCGTAAACATCAAAAGCTTTGCCTGTTTGGTGGTATGACTCCTTGATATATCCGTCGCACTTACTTAGCTTTTTATCGAACAATTCTTTTTGACGTTCAGCAGTACGCAAACCACCATCGCCAGGTATACCAAAATCAATATTAGTAATCGTTAACGCTAAATCAATTACTTTTATTAATCTTTCATCTACACCTAGCAACCTATCTTTTGAACGTTTACTTAATTTATACATCTTTAAATGCTCTATGTTAGTTATTATTAATGGTAGTTTACCGTCTACTGTTGTTAAAGGCATTATCTTGAGTAAGCCTCAATAGGTGCGTTTATACACCACCAACGGTAAGCCTTGTGCATTTTAAATTTATTTATCAAATTAAAACTTCCGTTTTCAGGTTGGCAAAAGAACAACCCATTAGCTGTCCAAATCTTAACCCCACTATCATGAATAAAATAATATTCTTGCGATCTCCACTTTTCCGGCTCACTGTAAACACTTTCTATTACATTCATAATTAATTTACCTTATCTCTTCTTAAAACGTATTGATCAAAATCTTTTTGATATATTGAAAACTGCGGATATTCTTTACTATTAATCTCATCAATAACAGCTTTTACATACTCAGGTCTAATATAATCAAAAGCAGATTCTGTTAGAAAGCTTGCAGAGTTATTAACAACCTCTTGATCTAATACCACAGCATCACCAACTCTTAACCTTTGCATCCAAACAGCTAAACCACCAAACACCATAATTAATTTACCTTATTATTTTGTATAACTCAGCCTCAAGCTTTTTAGCGTAATCTCTCCACCAATCAAGCTCAGCTCTTTTGTACTCTTCCAAGGTGGCGAACATACTCATTGTTGGCTTTATTGGCATATCTATTAGCATCATAATCACCTCTTGTTTAGCCTGTACTGTTTATACAGGCTATTTAGTTATTGTTTAAAAGGGCAGGTCGTCGTCAAAGTCAATCGTTGGATCTAATACTTTCCCGGCTGATTCTGATAACCCCCTTGCTGTTGTTGCGGCGCTTGCTGCTGATTAGCAAACCCGCCTTGACTTTGTTGCTGTTGTCTTTGCGCCATAGCTTGATCCATTGGTCGCTGTTGCGATGCCTGTTGTTGTGGTGCAAAACCTACTTGACTTTGTGGTGCTTGCTGTTGAAACCCGCCTTGCGCTGGTGCTTCAATATACTTCGCACCTTCTAGCTTGGCGTTTTCCATTTGCAGCTTAATATATTGCTTACCGTTGCTTTCGCTAACATCTACTTTTAGCTTTTCGCAATTAACTACAACGTAATTACCCTCAACTAATGATGTATTGTAGTAATCAATTTGAGCAGGTGATTTAGCAAAAATAGCAGCGCTGTAATTAGTGTAAAGTTTCTCGCCTGTTTGGCGGTCTTTTATCATTTCTGATAACTCAATGATAAACATTGTTGATTGACCATCCTGACCGCAACCAGCTTTAACGTATGGTGCTTTTCTTAGTTCGCCATGTACTATGTGCATTTTATATATTTCCTATTTAGTTAAATTGATTCTATTTCTAATCTGATAGCTTTACTTATAGTAAAACCTTTTCCTTCTATTGTTTTAATTACTTCTGATGGCATCATCCCACCACGTATAGCTGCTACTATTGAGTCCTTCTCGGTTTTAAATAGCTGATCATTGTATTCATTTACCTTTTTGCTTGATGCCGCGTTTCCGTCATCATCTTCGCTGGGTATTCCAGCAATAGACTGTAAAGCGTAACGTCTGCAATAAGTAATAACCGATCCAGCACCTTGGGCATCCTGCTTGTTGGCCTTAACCGTATAACTAGTTGATAAAAACTCGCCGCTAGAGTGCATAAGAATTGTTTCTACGCCAATTTTTTCATTGTCATTTATAGGGAACTGAACATAACTTAAGCCGTTATTAGCAAAAGGCTCTTTTACTGCCTGTATCACTGCTGATAAGTCGGCGTACTTACTTTTAAAGAAAGGGTTATCTTTAGCTTTAACAGCCCCACCCATTTCACCTTGCGCCTTACTCATAGCTATAGCTAAGTTTTTAATTGAATCTGACTTTTCCATTTAAACCACCATTTCCGCTTCTTGCTTTGCTTTTAAAAACTCTAACGCTTCACTAATTGGAGATATTAGTTCGTCACCAGTAAAAATATATTCCTTGCCTTGATAAGTAATCTTAATCATTTTGTTCTCTCTCTATAGAATTCACGCATTCTCACTGAATGCTGTAACTGCTGCTCTTGAGTTAATGCTATGTCGCCGCCTGATAACTGGCGCTCTTTGTGGTTAAGCTTACATAAAGCATCAAAGTAATAACTTACAAGCTTATTAGCTCTGTTAAACTCAGCAACACCAGCACTAGATGCTATATTTATTTCACCGCACTTTTTAGATAACTGCTGCATACAATCAAGCACTTCAGATTTACGTTGCTTTATAAAATCTAAATCAACACCAAGTAAAGGCAATTCATAGCTAAACCTGTTTTCAATAAAGTTAAATTTAATGCTATGGTCTTTCATTATGAATTACCGTTAATCATTGATTGCTTAATATCAATTTGACCGCTAAGCATTGCTTTTAATGCTTCTATCGAATCATCCTCAACAGTGCCGCTATCAATAATTCTAATAACTTCTTTAAGCTGGTCGATTTGTATTTGTGTTGTTGGATTTAATACCTTATCTAAATCATCCATTGTGCTAACCTCGTTTTATTTTGATGTACGTAATATTATATTAACTGCTGCAATAGTCAACTTATATTTGACTTTTATTTTAAATTAAGTAAAATTCAATAATCACTTACAAATAAGGAACACCATGAAGCAAGTTAAATTATTAGATAACGTTCATACAATGCTAGAAGCTATTGTTGAATCAGAAAAGAAACGCGGTAACCTTGGCGCAAACAAGCAGTCTGTTGTCAATGAATTGATTATGGCTAAATATAAAAAGGTAACTAAATAATGATTATTAAAGAAACACCGGCAGATACATTTTACAGACCATCAAGGAAAACTAATGGGTGATTTACTACTAGATATTATTTTATATTTCATACCAGCATATAATGATTAGCCCCATACAGGGGCTTTTTTATGAGGTTAAAATTTTTTAAACCATCAAGTTAATGCCTCTTGTTAATGTTTATTCAAAATTAAAAGCCACTCTCATTTTCGATTCTTATTACATTGTAAAACGGGATATTATAAACCTTCCCAGTTTTAGATCTTACCTCTATCCTTGGTAACCTACTATCTATATTATAATTATCCACATAACCAGTCATTTTACGCCCTGACTGGTAATAAGTTATACTTTTAGCAACTAATCCATCAGATAATGAATATTTTATCTTTTTTACTGCTTCATCTATATGCTCATTAATTTCCATGCCCACACCTATTAGCATCTAAGCGCTGAGTTAACTGTTTTATGCTGTGTCGCTGTTAGGTTTAGGTTTGCGTCGCTGTGTCCTAGTATTGGTATCTGCCCCAGTATTAGCGTTAATTTTGAATAAAAATTAACAAGAGGCATTAACTTGATGGTTTAAAAAATTTTAACCTCATAAAAAAGCCCCTGTATGGGGCTAATCATTATATG